TGGGTGATATGTAGCATGGGGCGTAATCGAGATCCAAATAGGGATAAGGCGTTGGAGATTTACCTTGAACAAGAGGGCAAAATTAGCAATCGAAAGATTGCTGAAATGCTATCATTGTCCGAAAAAACAGTGTCAGGATGGAAATGTAAAGATAACTGGCTTGATCGGAGGAACGGAGTACTCCAAAAAAATGAACGGAGTACTCCGAAAAATACGGAGTACTCCAAAAAGTGTGGAGCCAAACCCGGTAATCAAAATGCTAAGGGGCATGGGGCTCCTAAAGGTAATAAAAACGCCGTAGGTAATAAGGGCGGCTATGCACTTCCAGGCAATAAGAATGCCGAAAAGCATGGTTTTTTTTCACGCATATTTCCAGACGATGAAGAAATAAGGGCGATTGTTGAGAGTATCAATATTAAGAGCCCGCTGGAAATGCTGTGGGAAAACATTGTCATTCAGTACACGGCCATTGCCAGGGCGCAGCGGTTAATGTATGTAGAAAACCAGGAAGACACCACCAAGATGCTTAAGCGTCATAAAGATATGGACAACGGCACCGAAAAGGAATGGGAATTGCAGTTTGCCTGGGATAAGCATGCCGCGTTCTTAAAGGCTCAGAGTGGAGCCATGAAAACGCTAGAGGGGCTGATTGCCCGGTATGAGGATTTAGCTGGAGAAAAGAAAAAGCTGGAAATCGATAAAATGAAGGCCGAAATCACGAAGCTGAAAGGGGACGGAAACGACACCCCTACATTAAACATTAAAATTGATTACGGTGATAACAATGTCTGAGGTTATGGCTCAATTTAATTCTATTTTCAGGCCTGTAAATGAATGCCGCTTACGGTACCGTGTTATGAAAGGTTCTGCCGGTAGTGGTAAAAGCGTCAACATCGCCCAGGATTATATTGTTAAATTGATGGACCCGAAATACAAAGGGGCTAATCTTCTGGTAGTACGTAAGGTGGAAGGGTCTAATAAAGATTCAACCTATGCCGAACTAACAGCGGCTATAAACCGGCTATGTGGGGAACGTTCGGAATTATACTGGAAGATTACCCTTAGCCCTCTCAGGCTGACCTGCCTAATCACAGGCAACGAAGTCATATTCCGTGGTGTCAACGATGACCGCCAACGGGAAAAAGTAAAATCAATCAACTTTGCCCGGGGTAAGTTAACCTGGATATGGATTGAAGAAGCCACTGAACTGACAGAGGCCGATGTGGATATTCTGGATGATCGTCTACGTGGACAGTTAGATAATCCGAATCTCTACTATCAGATGACTTTCACCTTTAACCCTGTTTCCGCTATGCATTGGCTGAAAGCCAAATACTTTGATATTGAGCATCCGGACATCTTCACCCATCAGTCAACCTACCTGGATAACCGGTTTATTGATGAAGCCTATCACCGGCGCATGATGATGCGTAAAGAACGAGATCCGGAAGGATATAAAGTATATGGATTAGGTGAATGGGGTGAAACGGGCGGTCTAATTCTGCATAATTACCATGTGCATGAATTTGACGTGGATCCGAGTCGTTTTGATTCTATGGTATTGAGCCAGGACTTTGGTTTTAATCATGCAAATGCAATACTCACTGTCGGTTTTAAAGACAGTGAGCTTTTTGTTTGTGGTGAAATCTATGAATACGAGAAAGACACGACGGAATTGATCCAGATAGCGGCAGCTCACAACCTGAATAAAAAGTTAATCATGTACTGTGATTGCGCAGAGCCTGACCGGATCAAGATGTGGGCCAAAGCGGGTTATCGCGCCCAAGGGGTTAAGAAGGAGCAGGGAAGCGTAGAGGCTCAAATTGACTACCTAAAGCAGCACAGGATACACATTCACCCGCGTTGCTTTAATACGATTAAAGAAATCCAACAATGGAAATGGCAAAAGGATAGTAAAACTGGTCTTTATCTGGATAAACCAGTTGAATTTATGGATGATGCTATGGCGGCGCTTCGGTACAGTATTGAGCAATACAGGCGGTATAATACCGGATTACTGGATCACTATCGGCGAGAAGCCGAAAAGCTTAAAGCCGCGCAGAAAGGAGGCTAAAGGATGGCAAACCCGTTTCAATACATATCTGATGCCTATCAGAGTTTAAAATCTACGGCTACTGATTGGTTTACACCGGATAAGCCTATTGAACCTACGGCCCCACCGGGAACACAGCCGAGAGCTTTTGAATATCCGGTGGGATACAACTTAAACACCTTGCCGCGCGTATATGAAGAAATAGACTTCAGTATGCTGCGCAACTTAGCGGATAACTGCGACATACTTCGCATCGGTATTGAAACCTGCAAAGACCAAGTAGAGTCGTTAGAATGGGGTATTGGTCCCAAAAAGAAACTCAACATGAAACCGGCGGATTTAAGAGCCGCAACGCAAAAGCAGCAGGCGAATATAGATAAGGCATACGCCCTGTTAGCTTACCCCGACCCGGTAAATGGGCTGTCGTGGAAACGCTGGATGCGTAAAATCATGGAAGACATGATAATCCTGGATGCGCCTAGTATTGAGGTTATCCGTACCCGAGGCGGAGATGTGGCGCGACTTAAAATTGTTGACGGCGCGACGATCCTGCCCAAAATCGATATTAACGGGGACCGGCCACAGTCGCCCGATCCAGCTTATCAGCAAGTGCTATATGGAATGCCGGCGGTTAACCTTACAACCGAGCAATTACTCTATTTGCCTCGTAATCCGCGCCCCAATCATGTTTATGGGTATGGGTATGTAGAGCAAATTGTTACTACGATTGATATAGCTATACGGCGACAGCTCTATATGCTTGGCTTTTTCACGGAAGGGAATATACCGGAAACCGCATTTGGCTGTCCGGAAGAATGGACGGCGGAGCAAGTTGCCGAGTTTCAGGCATACTGGGATAGTCTTTTTGAAGGAGATCAAAACGCCAAGCGTAAAGGGCGATTTATACCAGGCGGCGTTACACCCTTTACACTTAAGAGCCCAGAGCTTAAAGCAGAAGTTGACGAATGGCTGGCCCGGGTGATTATGTATGTACTAAGCCTGCCACCAACTCCTTTCGTTAAAGAAACTAACAGGGCCACAGCGGAAACAGTCCAACAAGCTTCTCAAGCGGAAGGAATGGCCCCGCGTAAAAACTATATAAAAGAATTAATGGACACTATTATTCAGCGATATATGGGCTTTACGGAGCTAGAATTCCAATGGATTGATTCCGATGCAACGTCGCCGTTTGAAAAGGCCCAGGTTGATCAAATCTATTTACAGTGTAAGGTATTAGATCCGGACGAGGTACGCGAAGAACTTGGCCGAGATCCACTAACACCGGAACAGCAGGCGAAACTAAATCCGCCGATACCTGAGGTCTTGAATGGTCAGAAGGATGATAATCGTAAGCCTGGACAAAAAGAACAAGACCCTCAAAAGGACAAAGAAACTGACGATCCAGACGTTGGCAAAATTGATACTGACGGAGCTATAGCCAAAAAGGCGGTAAAAAAAAAGTCTTTGACCCGCTTTCACGAGACACAACTGTATTAAATGATTCTGAGTCTGAAATTGAAGAACTCCTGCAGGAGTTTTTCAAAGAACGGGCACCGGAATTAGCCGGGACCATAGTTGTTTCTCTGAAAGCGGGTAAATTAATAGATCAAATTTTGGACGAGCTGGACTTTAACGGCTGGTCCATTTTGTTTGACGATGTGCAGCCGATATTAGTGCGTATTGCAAAGTATAGCGGGGCAAGAGCCTTGACCCAGGTGGAAGTAACTGATCAAAATATTACGAACCTGGTCAATGAGGATGCAGTTGCCTGGGCGAATGAGCGGGCTGCTGAGATGGTCGGCAAAAAGTGGGTTGACGGTAAACTGGTGGATAACCCGAACGCTTCATGGGCCATAACAGAAAGTACCCGCGAGTATCTACGTGGTACTGTTACGGATGCAATGGAAGAAGGCTGGTCGCCGCAGAAGCTTACGAAGGAACTCGAAGACAATACGGCCTTTAGTAAAAGCCGGGCCAAAATGATTGCCCGAACAGAAACCGCCTTTGCGGACTGTAACGGACGGATGATTGGCTATAAGAACTCCGGTCTTAACCTCGGCAAGCAGTGGATTGTAGGTAGCGGGGCGTGTGAAAAATGTGCAATAAATAAAAAGGCAGGCGTGATTGGCCTTGACGATGCGTTTCCCTCTGGCAATATAGTACCTCCGGCTCATCCACATTGTAGGTGCGATGTGATACCAGTTCTTTTGGATAACGATCCCGTAACTAAATTTAGTGAGAGCGAGCATCCCAGGGATAAAAAAGGCCGGTTTGCACCTAAAAATACTAATTTGAGGACAGGAAAACCAAATAGTCATATTGATGTGGCTGGCAAAAATGGTATAATAAAAGAAAGGTGGCATTATGATAAAAATGGTCATGTAAACCTTAGTATTCATAACACAAACCATGGTAATGCCAAGACTCATCCGATAGTGCCTCATGCACATGATTGGAAAAACGGGGAGCCGGATAAAGGTAGACCGTTAACTGATGATGAGTATAGCCAAAATAAAGATATGTTTGGAGGTGGTTGATGTGCTAAATAGTACTGTATCGTTAGATGAAATGGTGAGAGATGTTAATAAGGGACACGAAATCGAATTTATGTATAACGATAAGATGTATTCGATTACGCATTATGACGGAGGAATTAGTGCTATTGAGTTTGATAAAATGGATACAGAAAAGACATATCAATCAGCCGAAGAACTGTTTAAGGATTATAAACTTGATGGCAATGTAACCCTTAACGATGTGTTTGAACAGATAAAAATCGAATTATATTGTTAAACTAAAAATTGATTTTGGCAACCGTCCTTAATAAGGGCGGTTTTCTTATGCCCAAAAACGGAAGGAGGAAGACGATGGGTAATGTTTCACTGTTCATACCACTCACAAAGGTGGACGAAGAAAAACGCCTGGTCTACGGCATAGCCTCCCGGGAGGAACTCGATAATGCCCGGGAGATATTCGATTATGAGAAGTCGAAGCCGTATATTGAAGCCTGGTCACAGGATTTCAAGGAAAAGACTGACGGAAAGAGCAAAGGCAACTTAAGGGCCATGCACAAGGCGATAAGTGCCGGTAAGTTGGTGGATCTTACTTTCCATGATGAAGAAAAGGCCGTCAGTGTCTGCGCCAAAGTGATAGATGATGAGGAATGGAATAAATGCCTTGAGGGTGTATATACTGGCTTTAGCTTTGGTGGGGTATCCGTTGGGGCGAAGGTTCCCGATCCGGATTTGGGCGGGATGCGCTACACCTTAAAACCGAATGAGCTTTCCCTAGCCGACAAGCCTTGTGTGCCGTCGGCTGTTTTTTATGAGGTCGTCAAAACAGACGGCACTACAGAACAAAGGCCGTTTAAGTCGGTTGAGGGAGGGGGTGAATTGAACGTGGAAACAAAAACCGATCCAGCGGGAGACATTCAAAAAGCTGGCGCCCGCAATTCGAAATCCGATAAAGAAAAACTACAGGCCATGCATGATCATGCCAGAGATCTTGGAGCAGAATGTAAATGCGCTAAATGCGGCAATGTAGCCAAAATTGATGAAGGAGGAAGTCAAGACGTGAATAAACTCGAAGGACAAGCTTTAGATCAGGTCAATGAAGTAATTGCGAAAACTGTCGCACCGTTTCAGGAAGCTATTAATAAGCTGACGGAAACCTTGGAAGAAGTACAAAAGACAAATGGGGCTATAACGGAGCTAAAGGAGAGAATTGAAAAACTGGAAGCTGATCCGTTGCCTAGTAAAACCGTAGCGAATCAAGCAGCCGTTGCCATTACAAAGGCCCAGGATGCAAATCCGGCTCAAGAAGAGGATGTAATTTCAAAAGCAGATACCATTTTGGATGAAATGCAAAAAGAAAACTCAGAACTTGGCGCTTACTAAGTGAGCGCTATTAATTTTATTAACAGGGGGTAAAAATAAGTGAATGTAAATGTAATTCAACATAACGGCTTGTTTGGTATGAACAGAAGCCGGGAAAAACAAGTCAACCAGCTTTTTAAAGCCTTGATTACCGAGAAGCAAAACCGTATTGAGAAAGCGAATACCACGCAAGGTATTACAACTGGTACAGGGCTAAACTATTACGATCTGCAAGCGGGTGCAAAGCTATTGTATCCGGTGCTTAGTCCATTTCGTAATGAATTACCGCGGGTAAAGGGAAATGGCGGTACAGCCACCCATTGGAAAGCGGTAACGGGTGTTAATGTGGCTAACTTGGCCCTGGGTATTTCCGAAGGGCAAAGAAATGCGTTCATGAGCATTACGGAAAAAGACTACTTGGCTACCTATGCTAGTATTGGTCTGGATAACTTCGTTAATTTTGAAGCAGATGAGTCCTCGGAAAACTTTGAGGACGTTAAGGCATTGGCCAGCCGGAGCTTGCTCCAGTCCATGATGATGGGAGAAGAAAAAATCATTGTAGGCGGTAATGCCAGTGTATCGCTGGGAACTACACCGACTCCATCCTTAGCCGCAGGAACTGCCGGTTCACTTGCTGCCGGTACCTATTCCGTTATATGCGTAGCCCTTACTTATGACGGCTTAATGAATTCTTCAATAACTGGCGGCGTTCCTAATAAAATTAGCCGAAATAACGCCGATGGATCTACTGACACCTACGGCGGCGGCTCTGCAATTCAGTCTTCTTCCGCTACAGTAACCACTACGGGAACAAGCGGCTCTATTGCGGCTTCGGTTACCGCCGTACAAGGTGCCTTTGGGTATGCCTGGTATTGGGGAGCGTCCGGCAGTGAAAAACTGGGTGCTATCACTACTATAAACAGTGTTGCTATTTCGGCGGATGCTGCTGGTTCCCAGTTGGCTACTGCCCTGGATTCCAGCGACTGGAGTACTAATTCGAAAGTATTTGATGGCTACCTTACCCAGATATGCAATTCGGATAGTGGATCATACTTTAAATCGCTGGCCACTGGGACCGCTGGTACTGGAACAACCTTAACCTCAAATGGCGCAGGTGGCATAACCGAAATCGATGAGGCTTTACTGAGTTTCTGGGAAAATTACAAACTGTCGCCAGATGAAATCGTTGTATCAAGCCAAGAGCTGCAGAACATCACCAATAAGGTTATCGCAGGCGGCGGTACTCCGCTTTTCCGGTTTAATGTTGACGGGCAAAATGGAACTGCATCCGACGTTACCGTGACGGCTGGAGCTATTGTCGGTTCGTACCTCAATAAATTCGCTATGGATGGCGGCGTATTGATTCCTGTCCGGCTGCATCCTTACATGCCGAAAGGGACGATCATGTTCCGAAAGAAAACCATTCCGTATCCGTTATCCAATGTTACCAATATCGCGGAAATACGGTATTTGAGAGATTACTACCAAATTGCGTGGCCGATTAAAACACGTCGGTATGAATATGGGGTGTACGCCCGTGAGGTTATGCCGATCTACTTCTTGCCTGCGTTTGGCGCAATCACTAACATTGCCAACGGCTAGAAAGGGGAATGGATATGTTTCTAAAAGCACCAGAAGATTGCTCGGCTTGTTCGGTAGGCGGGGTTGAATATCCAGTAAAAGACGGCGTTGTGGAGGTTCCCGACGCTGTTTATCTGCCGCTATTGGATCATGGGTTTATGGTTACTGATAAACCGAAAACGGTAAAAGCCGACGATAAGGGGAAATAGCCTATGGCTGCCGTGGATTTTACTACCTTGGACAATGTGAAGCAATATTTAAACCTAAGTAATACAACGAGTGACGCGTTCCTGTCGAGATTAATTTCGGCAGCGAGCGCGTTCGTTGTTACATGGGTAAAACGGGATCTGTTGAGCGCCTCTTATACTGAGCAAAGAAATGGAAACGGCTCTTGCAGGATGATGCTGAAAAACACTCCTGTTACTGCAGTTTCTTCGCTCACGGTTAACGGCCATAGTATCCCCGCAAGTACGCAGCCGGGAATAAGTCCAGGGTATTGGTTTGACGATAAAATGCTTTACGTTAAAGGATATTCCTTCCCGAATGGTTTTGGTAATGTGACGATTGATTATACGGCGGGATATACAACGGTGCCACTGGAGCTTGAGCAAGTGGTTATTGAGCTTGTGGCTAATAAGTATAAACGCCGGGACCGTATAGGGGAAGATTCGAAAGACCTGGGCGGTCAGACAGTGAGTTATTCAAAGCGCGATTTGTCACAGGACCATATGGATTTACTGTCGATCTACAAAAGAGTGGTGCCAATCGTATGATTAAGGCAACGATTATTGGTGGGGAACAGCTAGAGGCAAAGCTGACGTCGCTGCCGGATAAAATTATTTCGGCGGTCGCAAAGCGAGTAGAAGCGGCGGCGAATCAGGTCGAGGCTGATATTAAGGCTAATAAACTGAGTGGTCAAGCTCTACATGTTAGAACAGGAAATCTTAGACGTAGCGTTCATCATAACCCAGTAATAATAAGCAATGGTAAGATTAGCGCCACGGTCGGCACTAACTCCGAGTATGCCGCGATCCATGAATACGGCTATCAGGGTCCCGAAAATGTGAAAGCCCATGCTCGCCGAATCACTAAGGTTTTTGGTAAAGCACTTAGGGGCGGTGAAAAAACAATTATGGTCCGAGCCTATACCCGCAATGTCAATTACCCTGAACGCTCTTTCCTACGCTCTACGCTGAAAGAGGACGCCGAAATGATTCGCGAACAGATCCGGCTGGGTGTACAGGAGGGATTACAGGCATGAACCGGGAGCCAATTTATGCGGCTCTATTTGAGCTTGTCCAAGGAATATCGGGCATTGTCACAACAGGACGCAATTTAAAACATTGGGCCGATGTACCCGCTTTTGAGCAGCCGGCCATTTTTCAGCGGCAGGTCAATGAAGCAGCCAATTCCCGCACCGCGCTGCCTACGAGTTGGGTAATGAATGCGGAGTGGTACATCTACTGCAATGCTGAGGATGATTCGAGCATTGCCACCAGTACTCAATTAAATGCCATTCTCGACGCTGTGGAAACCGCTTTGAAGCAGGACATTGTTACAGGATACCAGACTCTCGGGGGTCTGGTTTTTAATTGCAATATTGACGGCACAGTCGAAATATATGAGGGGCTGCAAGGCAATCAATGTATGGCTGTGGTGCCTATTAAGATTGAGGTAATAAACGGAGGGTGACATGGAGGAAAAAATTCAAGCGGCAATCGATAACTGGTTTCATACCAAAATCCATAATTCGCCGCTGTCTCAAAATGTGGAGGCCTATAACCACTTGCAGGCGGCTTTAGGCGATTTAAAAGCGGCTCTTATGGAGCTGTTACCTGAAGAGAAAGAAGGAGGGAATGAATAGTGGGACAATATCATTTTGGTTCAGGTAGTTTATACGGGATAACGACAGACACAATGCCGACGCCGGTCCAGTTCGGGACTTTGCAGGAAGTTACAATAGACTTTTCCAGCACAATCAAAGAATTATTTGGACAGAACAAATTTTCTGATGTAGCGGCGCAGGGGCAAATGAAGGTTACCGGGAAAGCGAAATTCGGAAAAATTAATGCTTACGCATATAATAAGCTTTTTTTCAATCAAACACTGACTACTAACAGTATGTATTTAGTAAGTCAAAACGAATCCGGGACGGTTCCGTCTGCGAGTGAATATACGGTGACAGTGGCTAATAGCACAACCTTTGATAGGGATTTGGGGGTAATTTATTCAGCGACTGGGCTGCCTCTAACTAGGGTAACAACACTGACGGCGGCAGGGCAATATACCTGCGCTAATGGGGTGTATACCTTTTATTCCGGCGATGCAGGGGCTTCGGTATATATTTCGTATATCTATACCTCGTCTAGTTCCGGCAATACCATCACGCTGAAAAACGCGGCGACAGGTACAGCTACAAACTGGACGGGGATTTTTAACGGCAAATTCAATAGCAAACAGGTGACCATGATCTTGAATGCCTGTGTGTCTAATAAGTTGTCGTTGATTTCGACTAAGGTCGAGGACTTTACCGTTCCAGAACTGGATTTTGTAGCAACGTGTGACTCAGCGGGGATTCTTGGATATCTGAGTACGGTTGAGTAATAAGGATGAGGAGTAGATAAGATGAATAAACAGGAACAATACGAAGGTGTTGCACTAAAAATTAGAGGCAGGGAGTATGTTATCCCTGCTCTTTCCTTTGGACAGCTTGAGAACCTGGCGCCGGAACTGGAGAGAAGTACCCAAGCAGCCGGCCAGACTATGACTAAAGAGGTTATACAGGACACAATAAAAATTTTCCATGCGGCCATTAGCCGTAATTATCCCGAAATTACGATTGATGAAGTAAAAAACATGATTGATATGCGAAACATGAAAACAATCATGGCAGCTATCATGGGTGCTTCAGGTTTCGTACTGGGGGAAGGTGCGGGGGAACAGACGCCTGTAGTTTAACGGAAATACCGTGGAATGATATCTACGGCTTTATCGTTACGGCTACGGGCTGGACCTATGATTATGTGAGAAACACAATGACATTTCCAAGGTATAGGCGGCTCCTGGGCTATTGGCAACATCAGCCGCCTACACATGTTTTGCTTAAGGGGCTAATACAAGGGTTTGGGTGTGAAGTAAAAGACGATGTTAAGGAAACGCCCGAGGAATCCAATAGCCTTGACGATTTGATGAGTGATTTTTCGGCGGCGGGAGGACGGTGAGAACATGGCAGATGATAAAGTTCAAGTAAAAATAAGTGCTTCAGCGGAAGAGTTTAATCAAGGTATGCAAGCTGCAATCAGTCAGCTTACTAGCTCTATTGGTCAGATGAACAGTATGTTCAGTCAGATGTCGTCCAGCATCAGCAGTTCTATGTCTAGAGCCGCTGAAGAATCCAGCTCGGCAACGAACAAAATGAAATCAAGTCTGGACTCTGTGCCTTCCTCCGTTAATAATATTGGCTCAGCCTTTAGCGGGTTGCGTTCGCATCTTACTTCTTTAGTAAGTGGCTTTATAGGATTTGGCGCGGTAGTAACTGCAGTAAAAGAAGGGTTAAGCTTTGATAGTAATATTCAGCAGGCGACAATCAGCTTTCAAACGTTGCTCGGGAGTGCGGAAGAGGCAGAAAAGATGATTAGTTCGCTGAAAAAATTCGCGGCTGATACCCCTTTTGAATTTCCAGACTTGCAAAATGCGGCGAAGCGAATGTTGGCTTTTGGTTTTTCGGCTAAAGATATTTTACCTACGTTAAAATCTGTCGGAGATGCAGCAAGCGGCTTAGGAATGAGTGGGAAAGAAGGCGTCGAACGGATTATTTTAGCATTGGGGCAAATGAGAGCCAAGACAAAAGTATCCGGGGATGAAATGCTTCAGCTCACAGAAGCCGGTATTCCTGCTTGGGATATATTAGCTCAGTCTATGGGTAAGTCTACGGCAGAGGTTATGAAACTCTCTGAAAAGGGTGTCATTCCGGCTGATAAAGCCATACAGGCGTTAGTTCAAGGGATGGAAGAACGTTTCCCCAATATGATGCAGAAGCAATCCACAACATTCCAAGGCTTAATGTCAACGATCAAAGATAATGCGCAATTTATTATCGGCGATATTGTGCAGCCTTTATTTGATAAATTAGCTCAAGAAGTATTGCCTAGAGTCACACAAGGCATAGAAAATTTCCAGGCGGCTATGAAAACAGGCGGTTTGGCGGCGGGATTCAAAACGATGTTTTCCCCTGCTTTGGTAGATGGTTTCGTTGTGGCAATGCGGTCCGCAACAACCGTTGTTCGTGGTGTTGCGCAGGCAGTGGAGGAGCTTAGACCGTTGCTTTTTGGTATTGCTGTTGGTTATGTCGCTGTTAAAACTGCGGCTTTAGGCTCGGCCATTGCTACAGGGTTGCAGACAATAGCCTTTTCGTTACAAACAGGGGCAGTAGCTCTCGCTGCGGAGGGGACATGGGCCTTTAATGCGGCTAATATTGCGGCGCAAATAGCTGCGGTTGCAACCACGCTGGCAACGGAGGGGTTAACTGCGGCATTTAGAGCCTTGGCAGTAGCTATGAACATAAACCCTATTATTCTTGCTATATCGCTGGCGATAGCAGCACTCGCAGTGATTGTTTATGAGGTAATTACCCATTGGGAGGCGTTCAAAAACTTCTGTATTAGCATGTGGAACAGCTTAGTTAATTTTATTAGTGACCACATTGGGACAATTTTGGCCCTCTTTCCTGGCTTAGGTGCTGCAATCTATGTTGTATATTCAAATTGGGATAACATCATAGGTTTCTTAAAATCCTTATGGAAAGGGCTATGTGATACTGTTAATTGGGTTATCGAAGGAATCAAAAGCTTGTTAGCAGCAGCAGAAAAAAAGTGGAATGAATTCGCTGAGGCCGTTAGTAAGGGGATTGAAAAGGCAAAAGAAATATTGAGTAACTTTGTAAGCAGCTTCATTCCTTCCTGGGGAAATAACCTTTTTAGCAAAATTACTAGTTTGGGTAATAGCTTAGCAGAGAAAACCGCTAATATCGGCGACACCATGCGAAAAAACCTAACTATTAATTTAGAGCCGGCAAATACCCCAGGCCACAGTATGGCGGATTTTAGGAGAATGCAAGACACCAATAACGCTCCGGTAGATCCAAGGTATACATCATCCTCAATTGCTGGCGGTCCCAGCGGCGTTGACTGGAGTGGCGTTGGCGACTCAAACAAAAAAAGCAAGGATAAAAAAGGCGGTCAAGAAGAAACCGAGTATCAGCGTAAAAAGAAAGAATACGAAACCGCAGTTGCAAAGGCAAAGTATGAAACCGAGGCGGTTGAGGGGAAAAAATGGACAGACAATGATGATCTTTACCTCTATGAATATTATCTCAAAGATGTAACAAAGCTTGACAATGCTCATCATCAAGAAACGCTTGATTTTCAAAAAGGCGAGTACGAACGTAAAAAGAAAATGAATGACGATGAGATTGCGTTAACAGAAGCCAAGTTAGATCGTGAGCTTGCGCTTACTAAAATAGCAGAAGCGGATAAAGAAAAAATCGAGAAAACAATCAACGATAAAATCGCTGCTGGCAAACCTCTTACTGCTGACGAACAGAAAATTTATAATGATTTCCTAAAAATAAATAATGCACTAGCTGGCTCTGTTGATCAAATGAAGCTTCGCACCAAAACTATAGAAGATGAAACCACGCTCAACAAAAAATATAAAGACCAACTCAAAGAGCAGTTAGACTTAATCAAAGGAATGGCTTCTGTTCGCCAATCAATGAAAGATATAGATATGAAGAACGCCGTTACCAATCGGCAGATGACGGAGCGACAGCTTCACGATTATAAAAAAAATGAGGCTAAAACGACCTATGATAATGAGCAAGACGAAACGGTAAAACAGATAAAACATGACACTGCCGATCCCGAAAAATTTGAAACGCAAATTAAGCTGTACCAAAAATTTTTAGCATCTACTGATGAAATGGAGCAACAAAGTTTGCTTAGTGAAATGCAAGCTAATGCCAAAAAAGGTGTAGATATAACCAAAACAGCCGAAAAGGGAATTGCTTCATGGAAGAAATACTCAGAAGCTGTTAAAGGATTTGGGCAAGAAGATTATCAATATACTAACCGCTATGTAAAACTGGCGTTTGACTCTATGGAATCCAGTATGGCTAAAGGGTTGGATGGAATACTACAGCGAACCACTTCATTTTCTCAGGCTATGAAAAACATTTTTAATTCTATGGTTAAATCACTATCTCAGCAATGGACCAGTGAATTAGCTAAAAAATGGACCGATAGTTTAAGTCAAATGTATAAACAATTGACAACTCACAAAGCGAAAGTAAAAACCGCTGAAACTACAGGTGACGCAGCAGTATTGGCAAATAAAACAGCTACAGACGCGGCGGAAGTTGCAAAAGAACAAGCTAAAGCAGCTCAATTGATAGCGATAAATAAAGACAAGAACGCCAAGGAAAAGGCCAATGATGCTAGTACAAGCACAGCCGCTGTTGCCGACATAGGAACAGAGATAGCACAAATGCTTGAAATGATGGCCGTTGTCTATCTTATTTCTTCCCTTTTAGGAAGCGGCAGCTCCTCAAGTAGCTCCACAACCACAAGGGCAAGCGGTACATATTATCAATCTAATTCGGTAAGCGGTTTGCCGTCTTACGATGTGGGCAGTTGGTCTCTGCCATCGGATACTGTGGCTAAGGTGCATAAAGGCGAAATGATTGTTCCGGCTAAAGGTGGCTTTGCAGATACGGTCAGGGGTATGATGGCCGGTGGCTCAAACGGTACGAGTGGCGGTAGCAGTGCTCAGGTTAATCATTCACCAACGTATAATGTTTCGGCCATGGATGCAAAGGGAGTTGGCCGCGTGTTGAAGGATAACAGCCGGCAAGTTACGCAAAGTTTGTATAGAGTACAGCGCAGCATGGCTAAGCAAAACGCCACACGATGGGGATTGACATAAGAAGAAGCCGCCTAATGGCGGCTTTTCATTAATATGAATCATCGATTCTAGTTAATAATCCATTGGTAAAAAATAGTTGTTGTGCCTCTGAATATGACCAGACTTCGTGTACTCCAGCAATATCGATAGTTTTATGATAATCATGGTGTGGGGTTCCCCAGCTTAAAAGACACATTTCTCGGCTCATTCCGATAGAAACTTTTTGGTCTTTTATTTTTTCCCATACTTCACTTGACCAGTCGGGATGCAATTCATAAGGATTTTTTAGAAAGAAACAAGACCAAAGATCGCATGAAATATAGTACGGATATTTATTGGTGTCCTCTTTATTTCTGTCATATTTGATTAATATTGGTTGATAAGTTATGATTTCACCATTATCTCTAGTAAATTTTATAACACCAGAAGTTATATCAATACTTGTTATAACTAAATGTTCTAAGTTCTTTAGTGATTTCAAGTCATAGGCTTTAGCCACAGATTGATCAGCCCAAACATCTTTGCCAGTTAAGTTAGTAAGGCGTGCTTTATATTCTTCTTCTGTAGACACATTAAAACCATGATGATTCTGGTTAAAGTCAAAGTCATCGGCTAAGGCTGTAACTGGTATTAGAATCAATAAACATAAAATAAGTATGATTTTTTTCACATAACCACGCTCCTTTATGTGGTAAATTTCGACAAATGGGAAATAAATCCTGTTAGGTAGGTGATTATATATGAGTGATGCAGAAAAAGTAAGTAGTAAAGAGAAAAGCCTCTTTCTGGAAGGTGCGCTATCGCTGGATAATTTACATCCAGATAATAATTTTTTTGAACGGCTTGAGATTGTAACTCAAAGCGGTGTCTATTGTATTGCTGGCTCAATTTTAGAGGCTGCCGATGCTATTGGAATTGATAAGGGAAAGCGAGTGCGTCTTATCTTGGAAGAAATAAAGTAGGGCAGGTGATAAAATGAGCGATGCAGTGTTTCCTTCCCTCAACGGTGTTGCATGGGATTGGACAAAGAAACCGGAGTTTATCACATTAAAACATGAATCGGCGTTAGGGATAGTCAAGTCATTATCTCTACGGCCTTACCCGCGATGGACGTTTACCCTATCCTATAGCTATTTACTAGATAAATCCGCTTCCACCGATGACATTCAGCAGATTGTCGGGTTCTATTTAAACCGGTATGGGAGTCACGATGATTTCCTTTATCAAGACACTACGGATTATCAATGCACGAAACAGATATTCGGAACGGGTGATGGCAGTACCACAACCTTTCAGTTATGTCG